GCCGACGCAGGTGGGGTTGGGCGGGGCACGGGGCGGGGGGAAGAGTCACGGAATTATGATGCAGGTGGCGGCGGATGATTGTCAGCGGCGGGAGGGGTTGAAGTGTTTGCTGTTGCGGAAGGTGGGAAAGGCGGTGCGGGAGAGTTTCGAGGATATGCGGCAGCGGACGTTATTCGCACTACCGCACAAGTATAACCGGGTGGAGGGGGTATTGACATTCCCGAATGGAAGCCGGATTTTTCTGGGGCACTTCAGGAATGAAGCGGATATTGATGCGTACCTGGGGTTGGAATACGACGTGATCGCGGTGGAGGAGGCGACGACGTTGACGGCGAGTAAGTACCGGGCGATCCGGACGTGCGCGCGGACGAGTAAGGCGGATTGGAGGCCACGGATTTACAGCAGTACGAATCCGGGGGGGGTGGGGCACGTCTGGTATAAGAGATTGTTTGTGGAGCCGTTTGAGGCGGGGCGGGAGGTGGATACGCGGTTTGTGCCCGCGACGGTTGACGATAACAGGTTTGTTAACCGTGATTATCGTACAACGTTGGAGGAGTTGACGGGGTGGCAGCGGCGAGCGTGGCGGTATGGGGATTGGGACATCGCGGCGGGGCAGTTTTTCACGACGTGGCGGCGGGACGTGCACGTGGTGGAGTCGCGCAGGGTGCCGCGAGGCTGGCGGGTGTGGTGCGCGATGGATTATGGTTTCGTGCACTGGAACGTGGTGTATTTGCTGGCGGAGGATGGGGACGGGATGATGTACGTGGTGGACGAGCACGCGGCGCGGGGTTGGTTGGTGCCGAGGCACGCGGCGGCGATCCGGGCGATGTTGGAGCGGAATGGGTTCAAGGTGCCGGATTTGTGGACTTTCGTGGCGGGGAGTGATGTGTTTGCGAAGTCGGGGAAGACGGAGTTATCTATCGCGCAGCAGTACGAGGTGGAGGGTATACATCTTTCGCGGGCGAATATGGACCGGATCAACGGGGCGGCGCGGGTGCTGGAATTGCTGGGCGACGTGGAGGCGGGAGTTCGACCTCGGCTGTGTGTGTTCGACCGGTGTGCACGGTTGGTTGAGTGTTTGCCGCAGTTGCAACACGATCCGCACCGACCGGAAGATGTGATGAAGGTAGATGCGGATGAGGATGGGGTGGGCGGGGATGACGCGTATGATGCATTGCGGTACGGGTTGATGGAGACGGCCAGGCCGGGTCGGGCTTACGTGTTTGCATATTAGGAGTGTTGGATGGGCATCGCGGCTGAACTGGCATATTTGAACTGGCTGGCGGGGGAGGAGAGGACGCGGCAGAAGAATGTGGTGCTGGCGCAGGATTACTTTGATGGTGATCATGACGTGCCGCTGACGGAGCGGGAGAAGAAGTTTTTGGGGTTCAGCGATGATGGGCGTTTCGCGGTGAATTATTGCAGGATGGTGGTGAGTGCGGTGGTGGAGAGACTGCTGGTATCGGGTTTCAAGAGTACGGATGAGGAGCTGGCGGGGGTGGCGTGGCAATGGTGGCAGGGGAACCGGATGGATGAGGTGCAGCAGGTGGTGCACGAGGGGGCGGTGCGAGACGGGGAGTTTTTTGTGATGGTGGATTGGGATGGGGAGGCGGGGCGGCCGCGATTCATCCCGCATCCCCGGTATACGGATGCGCAGGTGAGGGGGACGGGATTCGGATGTAAGGCGTTTTATCCGAATGATGATCCATCGCAGCCGATGCTGCGCGCAAGTAAGCGATGGACGGAGTCGGTGACGGATAGCCAGGGGAAGCGGCGGACGCAGCAGCGGATGACGGTTTACTACCCGGAGCGGATAGAGAAGTACGTGCTGGCGACGCGGGGCGGGAACCAGGCGGGGTGGAAGGAGTACGCGGAGGAGGATGGAGTGTGGCCGCTGACGTGGAGGGATGGGGCGGGGCGGGAGCTGGGAATCCCGGTGGTGCATTTTCGGAATCCGGGTTTGAGGACGGAGTTGTGGGACGCGATACCGTTGCAGGATGTGATCAACAAGACGGCCCTCGACATCCTGGCGGCAGCGGATGCGTGTGGATTCCGGGTGCTGGTGGCCAGGGGGTTTATTCCGACGACGGACGGGAAGCCGCCAGAGAGCGATGGGGGGAATTATCTGCAGATTTCGCCGGGGTGTTGGATCGCGGTGCCGAATGAGGGAGGGGTGGACCCGCTGGAGGCGGCGGACTTGCGGCCGATGTTGGAGGCGTTGGATTCGTGGATTATGAAGCTGGCGCAGGTGACGGATACGCCGGCAGGCCGGTTCCGGGTAACGCGGCAGGTGGCGGCAGAGGGGACATTGAAGCAGCAGGAAGGGCCGCTGCTAGCGAAGGTGCGAGGGAGGCAGACGCGGTTTGGGAATTCGTGGGAAGATGCGGTGTATTTAGCGCGCCGGCAGGCAAATGTGTTCGGGAACGCCGGACTGGATGAGGAAGCGCTGGTGGAGACGCAATGGTCACCGGCGGAGACGCGGGACGAGAAAAAGCAGATTGAGACGATTGGGTTGAAGGTGGAGAAGTTGCGGATTCCGCTGGAGGTGGCGTGGGCGGAGGTGGGATATAGCCAGGATCAGATCGAGGAGATGCAGGGGACGGACGAATACCAGGCGCGGGTGGCGATGCGGGAGATGGCGAAGGTGGGGTTGGGGGCGATGGGGGGGGAGGAGGGGTAGGGGTGATAAGATGGATTATGTGACCTGGTGGGAAAGGTGATGGCTGATCCACGGGTGACTTCGGTCCGGGCGGCAGTCCGGACGTCGCGGGAACTTTACCAGTTGTTCGGGCGGCTGGGGACGCGGGAGCATCCCCGGGGGCGGGTGTTGGGGGCATATCGGAATGCTTACCGGGGGTTGCGGGACGTGTTCCGGCGCCAGGGGGTGTTGCTGCGGTTCGAGGTGGAGGAGGTGCTGGGAGGGTTGCGGCGGGAGGTAACCTCGGTGGCAGTGGAGACGTTGGGGCAGGCGGCGGAGTTGGGGCGGGTGCAGGCGCGGGCGGAGTTGGAGGCGCGGGGGATTGAGGTAGGGCCGGGGCCGGTGGTGCCGGATTTGACGGCGGCGCTGGGAGCGTGGCTGGGAGAAGTGGACCGGCAGGTGGCAGTGGTGCGGGGAGTGGTGGCCACGGAGGGCGGGGTGGAGTTGATCATCGGGGATGAGTTGCGGGGAGGGGTGTTGCAGCCAGGGCCGGTGGTGCGGGAGGGGACGCGGTGGTTGGCGGCGGTAGCGATGGGCGGGTGGCGGGGGACGGTGCAGACGGCGACGGCGGCAGGATTTGAGTGGATGAAGCAGGCGGTGGCAGCGATTGATGAGCGGACGACTGACTGCTGCCTGCGGGTGCACGGGCAGGTCGTGAGGTTGAACGGGAAGTTCAGATTGACGGGGACGCCGCGCTTTGCAGATGAATTGGAGTGGTCACCGTTCCACTGGTATTGCAGGACGAGTGTAACGTTGGTGACGGCGGAAGAGGCGGGGGATGATTTGACGGAGCGGATGCGGGCGGTGGCGGAGGCGGAGATGGCGAGGAGGGCGGCACTGCAGGAGCAGATTGACGCGGTGAAGGCGGAGTTGGTGGGGTTGGGAGCAGCGCCGGATATCCGGCGGAGGGCGGGGGATTCGGCGGAGGTGCGGGGGCTGCGAGATGAGCTGCGAGAGTTGCGGGAGGAGTTGGAGAGGGAGATTCATCCGGCCAGTGGGGTGGGAGGTTAGATTGGGTGGCTGAACAGGAGGAATGAAATGGATGTCAAAGTCACTGTTCCAGAACGAGAGGTTGAAATCAAGATGCCGCCCATAGAAGTACCGGCGCAGGAAGTGATACTTACCATCCCTGCCACAGTGGTACCGTCGCTGGCCTTTACGGCCACGCTGCCAGCCTACACCGTGACAGTGGCCATTCCCGAGGAGCCTCCCCTGCCCAAGTGGATGCGAGGTGTCCGTGTTCAGGCTGGCAGCTGCTCTGATGCGGCGGAGTGTGGTAAAACGCTGGCCTGTATGGAGCGGGCAGGAGCCAACGCAGTCTATTATTCCGTGAACACAAACACGGAATACCTCGGCAGGCTCAACTTTGTTGGGCCCGAGGCGCGGCGGCGTGGGATGCAAGTATATGCGCTCCTGGTCGGGGCGCGCTTGGGCTGGCCCAGTCATCCGGAATGGAACGCGCGCCTGAATCATCCCCAGGTGACGGACGACTGGCTAGACTTCACGCTCCTGGCGGCACGGGAATACGTGGCCAATGCGGCCAGGGAGATCGTGACGAACTACGACGTGGATGGTATCTTGCTGGACCGTACCAGGTGGAGCGGATCCTGGATCAAGAAAGCCAACCTTTCCGCCGACGAAATCTCAAAGACCGTCCAAGGTGTGTACGACGCGGTGAAGGCGGTCCGGTCGGATATTTTGGTCGCGGCCAGTCCTAGCGCCGACCACAACTTCGCTGTGGAGTGGTGGGGCCAAAGGTGGCACGATTGGCTCGATGATGGGTACGTTGACTACGTAACGCCAATGGCATACGCGCCCAACGAGGCCGCGTTGCGCCGGATGCTGGCGGAGTGGGATGCTACCGGTTACTTTCCGGGTCGCATCATCCCGCGTCTCGCCGTGGTTTGGTTCGATCCTACCAAGCCCAAGACTCCCGCTGAGATGACTGGCTGGATTCAAATCTGCTACGGCGCTGGGGCTACCGGAATGACGCTGTGGGATGCCCGCCACCTGTGCCGGAACTCGGCGCTGGTGGAAGCACTTGGGGCCGGAGGGTGGTAAAGGTAAATGATATATCTGATTGGAGAAACGGGGGCAGCAAAGACGAACGATTTTGCAATGGCAGAGGCGATGGTAACCGTCGGCAGATATTGTCGTTGTACTGAGGAGCAGTATTGGCAGCGGATGCGTGAGATAGAGGCTGTGGATACTGCTGCAGCGGAATGGGAGGTGAGTGATGGCTGATAAACTTCCGAAAGGATGGGTGGATCGGGCGTGGGATGGGAGTGCGGGGCGGTGGGAGACGGCGGAGAGGTATTGCAGTGCTTGTCTGATTGATTTGAACCCGAAGGGGAAGAAGAAGGTGAAGGATTTGTGTCATTTGCCGGTAAAGGAACCGAGCGGGGAGACTAACCGGAATGCGGTGCACGCGGCGGCCGGGGGGCGGGGGATCGCGCGGTTGAAGGGTGTGCCAGCGGCGGCAAAGAAGAAGGCGGCGCGGGCATTGGTGCGGTTGTACGGGAGGATGGGGGAGGTGGCGCCGGAGAGTGTGTACAGAATCGCGGGGGAGCGGCGGCCGCGAGGCTGATTTGGAGTTGACGGGCGAGAGCCCGATCGTGAAACGTCATAATCTTGATGGGAGGTGCCGAGATGGCAGAGGGAAAGAAGGACGGGATGTCCGAGAAAGGAACGGAAGGCGAGAAGCCTGAAGGGACGGAAGGGACCGAAGGCGAGAGGCCGGAGGGAGCGTCGGAAGAGGGTCAGTTGACGGTGACGCCGGAGGAGGCGCAGGCGGAATTAACGCGAGTCAGGGCGGCGCTGAAGAAGGCGAATGCGGAGGCTGCGGAGCGGCGCAAGAAGTTGAAGGCGTTCGAGGAAGCGGAGCAAAAGCGCAAGGACGCGGAGTTGTCCGACAAGGAGCGTCTGGAGAGGCAGTTAGTAGCGGCTCAGCAGGCGCAGGAAGAGGCTGAGGCTATGGTCAACGACGTCTTGCTGAGGACGGCAGTGGACCGAGCGGCGGCGAAGGCGGGTTTCATTGATCCGGAGGTGGCGTATCAGTTGGCCGATCTGTCAGGTGTCGAGATCGGCGAGGACGGGGAAGTGGCGGGGGTAGAGAAGGCATTGAAGGGGCTGGCGAAGGATAAGCCGTATTTGCTGAAGCAAGAAGGTAGCCAGCAGCTGGACATCAACGCGGGGAAGGGCGGCAAGGGAAAGGGTGGCCAGGCCGATCTTGAGGCAATTAAGAGGCGGTTTGGTCTGTAGGTTAGGTTCGATAATACAAGTTATGTGACGTGGGTCACTATCAGATTTCAGGAGGTAATGGAGATGGCTGATATCAGTGTTACTGTTGCGGATGTGCGGCCTCTGCCGGGCGCGGTCATCGAGCGGTATGATGCGGGTGGAGCGCTGGCGGCGGGCGATTCGGTGTATATGGCGAGTGATGGGGACGTGGAGGAAGCGGACGCAAGCGCGGCCGGGACGACTTACGTGATCGGGGTCGTGGTCAGCGGGCCGGAGGGGAAGACGAGTTTCGCGGCGGGTGACCGGGTGGACGTGGTGACCTGGGGACGGGTGACCGGGTTCAGCGGGGCAACGCCGGGGGACGTGTTGTATCAGAGTGACACGGCGGGGGCGCTGGCGGACGCGGCCGGGAGTACGTCGCACAAGGTGGGACGGGTGCGGTCGGCGGCGGTGGTGTTCATCTGTCCGGCGATTACTGAGGCGTAGCAAACGGATTGGGACAACAACGGATTGGGAAATAAACGGAAATACTTAGGAAAGGAGCGGAAAGATGGCTACTTTAGGTTTTGCGGATCTGAAGAATACGGAACTCCCGTCTCTCTGGGATGAGGGGGAGATTGTCAAGGCGAAGTTGGCGGACGGGCAGACGTTCGAGCAGATGGTGGCGGACCTGCTGGCAGGGCTGAGGGTGCTGAACGGGACGCTGCTGGATATGCCGCATTATGCGGGGCTGTTCGCGATCCAGGATGAGCCGGAAGTGGAGTATCACATCGGGGTGGACAATGGTTTTGAGGAGGCGACGGAGTACACGTCGCCGGACCCGAAGCGGGGGGCAACGACGGGGCACATGCTGCCAGTGGTGGCATACGACCGAGGGATGGGGTGGACGATGATGTACCTCCGCAAGGCGCGGGCGATTGCGCTGGATGCAGATGTGCGGAGCGCAGTGGCGGACGCAAAGGATCTGTGGCAGCAGAAACTACTCACCCGGCATTTCAAGATGGAGGGGGAAACGGTCGGATCGACCAGCAATGCGAGCGTCCCGTTCGCGGACGGCGGGAGTACGGATTTGGCGTACGTGCCGCCGAGGTCGCCAGACGGGGAGACGTTCACGAGTTCGCACGATCACTTCCTGCGGCAGGCGGCGATCAGCGACGCGAACCTGAACCTGGCGGCGGAGACGCTCCAGGAGCACGGTCACCAGTCGCCATTCGACATCATCGCGGCGCGGGCGGACGCAGCCTCCTGGACATCTCTGACGGGATACAAAGCGCCGAATTGGCCGGGGATCGTGTACCACGCGAGCGGTGTGGAGCGGGCCGAGGTGTCTGAGGTGAGCGATTACTTCGGCTACGTCGAGACCGACCACGGGATCGGCCGCCTGTGGCTCACGCCTCGATTGCCGACCAACTACTACTCGCTGTTCAGGAGCTACGGGCCAGGGGATCCACGTAACCCGTTGCGGGTGCGGATCAGTCCGCAGGTAGGATTCGGGTTTAACCTGGTGCCGGGGAGCTGGGTGAACGCGCCGAGCCAGATGGCGGTGCTGTACGTGGAGTTCGGGGTCGGTGTGGGGGAGGACCGGACAAACGGTGTGTGTGTGTACATCCACGGGAGCGGGGACTATGTGACGCCGACGATTTCGTGACGAAGACAACAACGGATTGAGAAATAAACGGAAAGGCAGTACCGGTAAGGTTGATTATCGGTACTGCCTGATAACGACTGAAGTCGTTACTACGATGGTGTGACAGGAGGAAACGATGAGTAGAGAACAGAAGCAGTGGGTTGCTTATGGGATTTTGATGGTGGCGGTTGTGGTGGCGGGGTTGATGGGAGTGCGGTATCCGATGCCGGAGCCACCGGCGGCGGGGATTCCGCCGGTTTTCCCGACGGAGACGGCGGAGGAGGATCTCAGTTTTGGGGTGGGGGCGCGGTATACGCCGTTTGATTCGGTGCGGGTGTATCACGAGCTGAATGTGCAGGGCCCGGCGGACTTTGATGGTGCGATGAATGTGGATGAGGCGGCGACGCTGGCCAGCGTGACCTCCACGGGGGCGGGTGATTTCGACAGTACGCTCAATGTTGATGATGATGCGACGTTTAACGATGATATGATTGTGGCAGCGCAGACCGCTATCAGTGTGACAGCCGGGGGTCTGATCACTCCCACGGGATCGTACCAGCCGCTGGAGTCGGGTGGTTATGTTTCGGCTACGTTGGCGATCACGAACGCGGCTGGGGCGGCCTACTCTGCCGGTACGTTGGTGGTGTTGATCAATACTGTGACGTACACGATCGAGATCACCGACACGGGGACGACGATACTGAGCGGTAATCTGGCGCTGGACCAGTACGATTCGGCGGTGCTGTGGTTCGACGGCACGAACTGGATCGAGGTGTCGGAGACGAATAACTGAGTACGCGGGTACTCAGGGGGGGCAGGGCAGGCAAAGTTGTTGACCTCCTTGGCTCACCTGCTCTGCTCCCTCGATAGAATGGAGGATGAAGGATGGAGAATAAAGAATTGAAGTTGACGACAGCGGGGTTGCCGAATACGTGCGCAGGGTGTGGAGGGGATCCGGGGCCGGAGTGGTATGCGGTGAATGATGAGCAGGCGGTGGCGGGACAGGGGTTCTGTGAACGGTGCGCATTTGCGGAGACCTCGGATTCTGACGTTGAGCCTACCTGGGTAAAGGCGCTGGAAGAGGCTGGCTTCAATACGCTGGAGGCGGTGCGGGCTGCGAGTGATCAGGAATTGGAGGCGATTCCTGGCATTGGCAAGGCGACGGTTCGGAGTATCCGGGAGTGGCTCGAGGATTAGCAATTGGCAAGGTGATGTCACCGTGACGTTACCTTGCTTATTTCTTTTGGAGGCTGGTGATGGCGGCGGTTACTTACGTTGGGGATTTGTCTACGGACCGGGATAAGGTGCGGTTTTATCTGCAGGATACGGTGGGGAGTGGGCCGAAGCCGAGCGGGGGGAATTTCACGGACGCGGAGGTGGATGGGCTGATCATGGTGGAGGGGGGCTGGCAGGGGGCGGTGGGGGCGGGGTTTGAGGCGTTGGCGGTGGCGTGGGCGAATTACGCGGATTTGACGGTGGGACCTCGGAAGGAGTCGTTGTCGCAGATCGGGAAGCGGTATGCGGAGTTGGCGGAGGAGTGGATGAAGCGGTATGGGAGTGCATCGCCGGTGTACGTGGCGGGGGTGGTCCGGGTGGATGGTTACAGTGATGACGTGGCGTCGGATGATGTGGATACGTCGTCGGAGTATGGGTTGGATTTTGAGTATGTGAGGCCGGGGGGATGAGTGTGGGGGTGTGGGAGTATGGGGGTGTGAGTAGATGACGAGCGCTGGGTTCACGCGGATGGCGACGGTGTCAGCCTCGACGAAGAGGCCGCCGGCGGTGAGTGGGGGGAAGCGGAAAGCGCCGGTGACGTGTGTGGATAGTTTGAGTTGTACGCCGTTGGACCCGGTGGATCCGGAGTTGCGGGGGCGGTTGGGGCTGGAGACTGCGCACGAGTTGTTGCAGACATTTGTGCAGGGGGGATTGGATATCCAGGAGGGAGATATCTTGGTGGTGGGGGAGACGGAGTATCCGATCCGGGCGGTGGCCGATTGGCAGTGGCCACCGGATGGGGTGGATTTTTTGCAGTTGGTGTTGGAGGATCTGAAGACGTGAAGGGAAAGACCCTTTGGGTTGCAGGAAACCCGAAGGGTCAAGGAGGGGTCTACCAGGTGTGATAATGGGACTTATCAGGCGTGTTGCGTGAGGAGGGGAGATGGCAGGGTTTGATGTGAATTTGACGATTACGGGGATTCAGGAGGCGCAGCGGGCGAATTTGGAGGCGATTGCGGCGCTGAAGCCGCAGGGTCCGTTCGGGCGGGCGGTGATCTATGCGACGACGGCGGCGCACCGGTACGCGGTGGCAATTACGCACGTGGATACGGGGTCGCTCAGGGCATCACACCGAATTGAGGTGAAGGGGCTGCGGGGACGGATTTACATTGATCCAAGTAGTGTGAATCCTCGGGGCCGGGCGCGGCCGGCGGAATATGGGGTGTATGAGCACGCGCGGGGGGGAAGTCACGCTTTTTACCAGCGGGTGGTGGATGAGCGGGGGAGGGAGATCGCGGAGGGGGCGATGAGGGAGTTGATGAGGGGGTTGCCGTGACGATTAAGACGCGGAAGGAGGTGCGGGAGGCGCTGGGGGCGCTTTTGAGCACGGAGATGGCGGGGGCGGGGAATCCGGTGCAGGCGGTGTATGATTATCTGAAGGGGACGTTTGACGGGCAGTCGCCAGTGGTGGTGGTGGGGAGCGCGGGCATCGAGGGCGCGCCGATGACGTTCCAGGGGTCGCGGGCGACGTATTACTTTTCAATTTTGACGTTTGTGACGCGGGAGGGGGAGGAGACGGCGGAGGATGCGTTGGATGAGGTGGCGCAGAAGGTGTTTGAG